GTGCCGGCGCTGCGAAGCGTGAACGTGCCGGCCTTGACGTTGATTTCCAGCAACGGCCGCCCTTTGGAGTCGACCGTCTCTGATCTCAGCGTCATCCCCAGAATGATCTCCTGGATAAAGGCCTTGCTGATAATTGCCTGATTGAGGACTACCTGGTTCCCCTGAACAACAAACATGGGAATGAGCTGTCCGCTAACCTCGTCGACTACTGCAAAACGCTGCGCAAAAATCAGAAACTCCGACTGCTCGCCATCTGAGCCAAACGCGAAGCCGGAGGCGACCGTCTTTCCTCCTGAAATGGTTTGGGCCTTGAACGTAACCATCCCCGAAACCTTCCCGTCGGTGGTGGCCTGGGCCTTGCTGACGATTTGAATAGCTGCCGAGTTATCACCGGCGACCGCCTTAAGGGTTTTGATCTCTTCGGCGGTGGCAGCTTTGTCAGTTGCCATGGCTGTCTGCACGGTCGTGATGCTTGCCGCGTTCGCCGCCACATTCGCTTCGACAATATCTGTACGCTGCGACTGCGCGAAATCCCGCTCAGCAATTGCGGACATCAGCGACCAGGCCCCGGCCGAGGCGGTGTCATCACCCGCACTGCCCTGCTCCGAGCCTGCAGAGTCGGATTTCACCAGCGCATAGACGCCTTCCAAGCGTTCGGCGGTGGCCGTGACCTTCCCGTCCACCTCTTCGATGGCCGCCTTGTTCTGGCTGATTTCCAGTGCCATCGCCGCATTCGTTTCTGCGATGGTGCCCAGGTTGAACCAGTAGTTGGCGTTCGGCGGCGTGGTGTTGACCGGTACCGCCTTGGTGGCCTGGAACAGTTGCTGGCCTACACGGACCATGTCGCCCTTGGCGTAGGTCTTTGTGGAGACGTACTCCAGAGCGTCGACCACTTCCGAGATCAGATCCTCCAGCTCCTGCTTGGCCTTCTCCAAGCGATCGTTGACCGAGCCCGGCCCATCACCACTAATCAGGTCGATTTCTTCCCGCAGGCTCTGGTACAGCGCGCCCTTGCCGATCTTCTCGGCGAAGTACTTGTCGTACTCGGTCTGGTCAGAACTGGCCCGACCATTCACGGCGCCCGGGGTCGGCCAGAAAGGCCCGACGTTGCCGGTACGGTCCACCAGGCGAGCCCAGAAGTAGACGCTCGCCCCGGCCAGGATGTTCTGCATCTCGTGCTTGGCCTGCGGGTAGCTGAAGTCGCTCAGCTTCACCGCGGTGGTTAGGTCCGGTGACTGGCTGTACCAAAGCTCCGTCCGCTGGGTGTCCTCGGCGCCCGGCGGGAAGCCCCACTGGATGCCAATGCCATAGACCAGGCTGCTGGTGGTCAGGAACGCCACCGCCGGCGGCAGGCCAACCTTCCCTTCCAGGTTGGTCAGGTTGGAGCTCTTCCAGATCGACGAGATCTCGAAAGCGCTCACTGACCGAACCCGGGCCACGTAGGCGCCGGAGTAAATGCCAGTGACGTCGACGCTGGTCGAACCGGCGCGCTGCACCTTGATCCAGTTGCCGCTGTCCTTGCGCCACTCCACGTCATACGCGACCGCACCGTTCACAGCGGGCCATGAAATGTTCATGGTGCTGATGGCGATGCCCTGGTTCACGGCATAGCTCGACGTCAGTGTGACGCTCGCCGGCGCCGGAACGACGGTGATCGGCACAACGCTGATTGGGCGTTCTTCCAGGCGCGCGCCGGTGTCGATGTGCGCGAACTTGCTCGGGTCATACTGCACAGCCGATATCTCGAACACGCCAGGCTCCGGCCGCGCCACACTCACCACCCGGTACAGCGGGATGGCGAGGTCGTCGGCATCCAGCGCCCACACCAGTTCGGGTTCGGGCGCAACGGAGTAAGCCACGGTAACGGTGACCTGCCGGCCGCTGACCAACTGCACGGTGCGCCCCTCGCATTTGCCGTCGGGCAGGTTGAGGATCAATCGGTCACCGGGCTTGGCGTGGGTATCACGGTCCAGCGTGATGACCTTGCCGTTCACCGCAGAGATGCGCCCACCCACCGGCCGACCGGCCAGGAGTTCGTCGGCGATCGGGATCACGTAGCCAGGCAGTGGGATACGCCCGTCGAGGCCGACCTTGAAAGTAACGGCCCGGTCCTTGGAGTTGGTGAGCAGCGCCCACTTACCGCGGCGCTGCGCCTCAGACTCACGAGTGCAGCCGATGGCACTGATCTCCAGCGGATTGTCGCCGTAGCGTCGCTGCAGCTTGGCATCTGTAACGGCAGTGACGTCGGTGTCGTAGTTGTTCGCAGGGTTGTCGTAGCCGATCAGCGCGCGGCTGTACCGGGTGCGCTCCGACGCGCTCGAGTAGGTGAACTTGCTGTCGATCACATTCGCCCGGGTGTAAGCGAAGTCGAAATCAGTGGCGCGCGGCATATCAGACAGTGTGAAGACCTGGCCCTGGGCCCAGTAGGTCATGCCCCGATAGATCGCCGAGATGTCGCGCAGCAGCGACCAGGCATCAGCTTTGCTCTGCAGGTTCAGGTTGCAGATGAAGCGCGGTTCCTGGCCGCCCTTCCCGTCCGGCACCAGTTGGTCGCAGTACTGCGAGATGCGGTAGAGCTCCCACTTGTCCACCATCCACGGCTTGATGCGACGGCCCAGGCCGAAGCGGTCGGCCGTCGTGATGCCGTATGTAGCCCAGGTCGGATTGTTGGTGTAGGCCTCTTTGAGCGTTCCGTCCCAGATACCACTGTATGTCCGCGACACGGGGTCGTAGTTGCTTGGGACCTGCCATTTACGAGCCTTGCAGCCGACGGTTACCGCCGGAATGCTACGGAACTGCTCGGCCGAGAACTCGATGTAAAGCAGCGCGGTGTTCGGATAGCGGATCTTGGCGTCGATCACCTCGGTGAAGCCCGCAATCTGCATCGTGTCCGAGATTTTGTTGTTGTTCTGGTTGATCGTCAGACGGGTGATGCGCATCAGCCAGCCAGTGGTGGCCCTGGGCAAATCGATACGGCGGGTGCGCTCGTAAGTGCTGGTGGTTTTGCCGTCGACAGCCTCACTCAGCACCTGCTGATAAGCACCGCCGTCCGTAGCCAGTTCGACTTTGTACTCAATCCGGTAGCCGTTGATATTGCTGTCGGCATCTACGGACTGGAGCGCCGGCCAGGCAAAACGCACGCGCACAGCCGAAAGCTGGGTGTTACTGATTGCCCGAACCCACGGCGTGCCGCTGCGCAGCTCGGTACTGATGGTGGTTTCGTTCTCGATCGAGGGGATGCCCTGGATATAGGTCTGGTCCACGGCCCCGGTGCGCCACTCCCACTTCACGTTCGGGAAGTTCATGTTGCCCTGGGGGTCTTGCAGCGGGGTGTTGTCGAGGTAAATGTCGCGAGCGGTTGGGGTGCCTTCGAACTCACCCTCCCCGATAGCGATCAGCATCTTCGCGATAGCAACGGAGCGCAGGCTATCCGGGGCTTCCGTTGGCGTTTTTGCTTTCTCTTCGCCGCCCTTGGCGCCGTGGATATCAATCTTGCGTGCTGCGCCCATGCTTTCCTCCAGGCGAAAAAAAGCCCGCTCGATGGCGGGCTGGCTTAGCTAATTCAAATCACGTTTTCTGAGGCTGAAGATCCAGCATTAGCGTGTCGTTTTTCTTGGGAAAAGCAGTGTTTAGCATCAACATGAACTGATCCCATGACGTTGACGCTCGCATCAACGCAATTAGCGCGTGAACATGCTGTGCCAGCGCGGGATGTCCAACATCTTCAGTCAGCAGTTGATGATGTTTGCCTTTACGATTGCCCTTGGCATCCTTCGGGTTTCTTGCCTCAAGCTCCTGCACAATGCCTGGGGCAAGACGCTCATAAACAATATCATTCGTGTACATCCCAGCAGCACCGGGCCTGCGAGAAGGCGAGCTAAGGTCTTTTCGCTGCCACCCCTTCAGGCGAAACATTTGATTGTAGAATTCGTCAGGGAATCGCTTAGCCCATGCAGCAAGTTCTTTCCTCAAAAACTGGTCGAGAATCGCTTGAAGTGCCTGTTTGTCCCTAACCTCCTGATAGCCTGTAGCCTCGTCCACCAGCGCGGTGATACCAATATGCGCAAGGCCGCGCATGATGATCTCAGCTTTTGCCGCCACAGGGAGCTGGGCTTTAGATAGCCCCCCGGAATCCCTTGCTTTTAACCAAACCTCACAAATTTGTGGCAACGCTGCCGCCGCAATTCCGTGAGCAGTTCCGCCACCTTGGCCGTGGCGATATTCAATAGGAGAAACGGCCAGCGCCATTAACTCACTGGAAATAAAGGGAAAAAGTGCCTTCGCATTCATAAAAAATGGCAGTTTCCCACCGGCGTCTTCATCATCTCTGCGCCAGTCTTTACCCCCATACCCCCTTCCAAGAGCACGCCCGACACCACGTTGCGACAAAACCCGAGTCCCGTCAGGGAGAACAGCACAATCAATAGTCAATTCGCCTATTGAAAGCTGTCCGACATAAAGTGCTTTGGGAGCACCCCATCTGGCATCGGCTGCTTTTTTGGCTATTTCTGAACGCGCTTCAGCTGAAAGCGACTTCGCTCTTGCCGCACCGCCCTTAGCTTTTCCAGTTGGCTCAGTCATGCTTGCATTCCTTCTTTAACAATGCATGCATTCAATCACCAATATGCAAGCATATCAACTATTAAATGCAAGCATACTCACGCTTTGTCTTCGGCATAGATGGCGGCGCTGATAATTGCGCCACCCCACCGGCGCTCGCCTATACAAAGCGGTACCGGGTTGCCGGACGCAGTGGTGTTCTTGGCGCTGCCGAAGGCATAGCCGGGGGTGTTCTCTGGCGCGGCGCTGGTCTTGAGGCCGCCGGCCTGGGGACTGAGCATTTGGATCACGCCGCCCAGCACCATCGAGCCGCCCATCATGATCAGCGCGGAACCGAATGGTGCCCCTGCGCCGAATGTGCCGCCGGTGATGACGAGGCCGACAACGATCAGCACTGCGCCGACAATGGTTTGCAGTGCGCCGCCGCGCTTACTGCCGGTTATCACCGGAGCAATGCGAATATCACCCTCGCCCGTGAATCCAAGCTCCTTCTCCGCCAGGTTTGTCTTGCCGCGAAATACGGCGAACTCAACCCCACGGGACTTGGCGTTGGACAAGAAGCGCTCGAACCCTGGAATTTGCACGCACAGAGCCTTAACAGCTTCTGCCGGCGTCCTTACGGCCATCCGAAAGGACCTCCCAAACTGACGAAGCTGTCCGTAGAGCAGGATCGTGGTCATGGGCTGATAATTGATGGCAAGTGCCGCCATGTGCTTTTCTCCAGGCAATAAAAAGGCCCGCAGAAGCGAGCCTTGAACAATTTGATGTGCCGCTACAGGCAGCCTTGCAGCGCGATCAGCCGTTTATTGGCGATCCAGTTACCCACCACCACGTAATACTTCGCCTCTGAGCCCGCGCCCTTGGGCTGGATGTCAACGAAGTACTGGGAGCCCTCAGTGAATACCGTATATCCGGTGTCGCGCCCCGGCTGAAGCGTTGCCCCAGGCGTGCCGCCGAAGATCGGCTGGTTCTGCCATTCGTACTGGACGCATTTAGCCAGCGTGGCGTCGGTTTTCTTCGAGGTCAGCACCTTATACGGCCCCGCCTGGCGCGCCTCATTCATCGTCGGCGTCATGCACCCCGCCAGCATCGCCACCGCTACCGCCGCTATCAAAATCCGCATGTCGTTCCCTCGTTGGTTTGGCGGGACTGTAGCACTGGAGAGTGAAGACACGAAAAAGCTTGTTATGCCTCCCCCAGCATGAAACTCTATTTCCACATCAACCAATCACGCGCCCATAGATCAGCAAGCATGTCAAACCGAACTTCATGGCCTCGTGATGAGATCCCATTTGATCTGTATCTCTTGCTCACATCATATGCGCACGCTGACCTTGAAAAATTGCGAATTCAAAGCCTATGACACTAATCGTAACCATCTCATCCCCTCTTTTCGTTCTTCAGGTTGGTGATCGTCTCTTAACTACCTCCGAAAGAGGAAAGACACAAGAATTTGACGCCAAGTCGAATAAAAACGTTGTTTTTGAAGCTTCAAATGGATTGGCAACAATCAGCTATGCGGGCGCGGCCTTCATCCAAGGCAAACCAACAGACGAATGGATAGCGATGCAGCTTCACCCTTGGGTAAAGGAAATGCTCGCGGACGGAGCTGACCCATGGTCAGTTCAGCTTGGCGCTTCAGAATCTGCAGGTAGGCTCTCGATAGATGGGGTCATCAAACGGCTTCGGGAGAGGCTTTCAGATCTGCCTGATTCTGAAACTAGAACCTCAGGATTGACGGTTGTTATTTCCGGATGGAGGTCAAAGCGATCAGAGATAAAGTCGTTTTTAGTTGAATTTACAAAGAGCAGCAACCCAGCGAACAAAGCAATTCGGGCTATCGGATTTCGACGAAAAGCTGGGGTTAGAGCAAGCTTCGGGGTGGACATGGTTGGTTCAGGCGATCGCGCTGAGACAAGAGCATACTTTGACCATTCATGGAGCGAACTTCACTCTCAAGTCACACACCCAC